GTGGCAGGTATTCCGCGCTTCCAATACCCCAACTCTATGCCTTGCAGATACAGGATGTATTCATAGAGCATTGCGTTGAGTTCGTTAGATTGGGGGTGGTTAATGACTTGTGCCCCCTCACGGCTCCAGCACTCCGGTTTGAGGTAAACATTGGTCTTCAGGTAGATTTTCCTTTGATTGAGATAAGCTTCAACCTGTACAAGGGCCGTGCCTTGCTTATTCAGTTTCTTTTGGCGGTTAAAGACCAACCTGTATCGTATCTTCTCTAGCATATTTTTATTTTAAATTTAGCTATTTCCTCCAAAATAATCAAATTCGACAATATTAATCTTATAATCTCGACCTGGGAGAACTGATGAATAGTTTGAAGCTGTTCCCGTTCATGAATAAAGGGAGATTAACAGGAACAGATGACTTAAATAATGTATTAACATCAGGAATCTATGAAATTAGTGCCCCTACAACAGGGGTACTAAATGGGAAAGATATTCAATACGGAATCTTAATAGTATTCTCAGCAGGACAAAGAATACAGTTATTAGGTAATGGCTTATACGGAAATGCATATTTTAGGACAGGTAGAGATAATGGAAGATGGTATGATTGGGTATCTATATATTGACATAAAATCTATTCGAAACGAGAGCTGGGAGAACTCATGAAAAATCTTGGATTATTGTCGTTTGTTAAATCAGGATTTTATTCAGGTGACTTGAATGAGCTGAAAGGGCTTGATGCGGAATATTCATTAGATAATAAATGCACGAATGGACCAAAAGATTACTTCATGAATTATGCCCATATATCAGTAAGACGACATAACGACCAAACGTGGCAGTTTATTTACAATTCAGATCAAATTGCTATGAAAAGGAATTATTATTATTCCCAAAGCGGGTATGAATGGGGTAATTGGGAAACCGTATCTTTAACATAAAAAACGGGTGGTCCGGTACAAGCCGGTGCCACCCGATCCTGATATGCACAACGCCATGTGCGGTGCAAAGGTAATCCATGTTTCTAAGAAGCCAATACAAAAGACCTAAAATCTCCCCATACCCCATTATAATTACGGCGGAAACCAACAACATCCTCACCTAGACGGAATGTCATTTGAATGACATATCCTTGTCCATCGTTAAAAACTATCATTATGGAATAATTTGAAACAACACTAATTCCGTCTCGTCCGAATACATGATACATTCCGCTTGCAGTTACACTATTTACCTCTTCGTCTGTACTTAATATACCTTTGGGCATAAACGGGAACAGCTTCAAACTATTCATCAGTCCTCCCAGAAGTGGATTAATCAGGTGTAGGTGTAATTATTTCACCTGTAATACTAGAAAAATTAGAAAATTCTATTGTTGAAAAAATCGGTCTTGTTCTTCTAACCAATGAAACCTTATACGAAATAGAAGAATCATCCGACTTAGGTAATACATATAATTTACTATCCGCATATTTAAAATCGCACCAATTCTTTCCCATATATTTTATTTCTATATTTTTATCTCCTATAGGCATTGACATCACTCTATAAAATGCAGTATTAGCTCCCGAATAGACATATATTTCTATCAACGAAGAAGAAGTATATAAACCATTAGAATCAGCTTTATAGTCAATAATCAGACCTTTTCCTCTTGCTATATCAGTTACTACAAATATTTTACTCATTAATCCATTCTTATCTGCTGTGGCCGTACCTATTAGTCCTCCCAGCTCTCAATTTTTAAGAAAATCATGTCAAAGATACGGTTTGCCAATTACCCCAAGTATTACTATACCATTTCACTCGATATTTATAGATATTTCCGCTATAATTATATAGTTTCTGAATACAACAGATATTAGGTTTGCCGATTACAACTAATACACAATTACGGACATATTCTAATTCTGAAGGTTGTGTTAGTAAGTAGATTCCGCTATATTGCATAGAATCTAATTTGTCTTGAGATTCTATGCTTCTAACATCTCTGAACCTTAACCACGTATCATTTATCCCGATGAGTTCTCCCAGGTCGAGATTATAAGATTAATATTGTCGAATTTGATTATTTTGGAGGAAATAGCTAAATTTAAAA